ATACCTACGAAAAAGAATTTGAAAGATATGGTAATAGAACAATTTCTTCTTTCCTACGTATGGTAGGAGCTGAAATGCCCTCTAACTCTGACCTAATCAAATGGGCAGAACAAGGTCGTCTACACGTTAAGTACACAAACTGTACTACAACTGTATTAACAACTGCTGACACTGCTGTGTTTACGGTTAACGATACCTTGATTCCTGCATTTGTTAGTGCTGCGAGTGGTTCAATCGCTATCAGAGTAGGACAAACTGTTATGCTTACAGCAAACGCAGGTGGTTCTAACTACAAAGCAATTGTTACCGCAGTTGACACAGCTTTGAAAACTTTCACAGTAGCATTCTACAACGCTTCAGGTATTACCAACTCTTCTGCAGGTAATATCTACACCGTATTCATTTATGGTTCTGAGTTCAAGAAAGGTACTAACGGAATGGTTGGTTCTTTAGAGGCTGACGATGAGATTTTTGATAACTCTCCAATCATCATCAAAGACAAGTATTCAGTATCAGGTTCTGATATGGCTCAAATCGGTTGGGTTGAAGTAACAACTGAGAATGGTGCTACAGGATTCTTGTGGTACTTGAAGTCTGAACACGAAACTCGTTTACGTTTTGATGACTACTTAGAAACCGCAATGATTGAAGCTGTTCCTGCTGAAGTAGGTTCAGGTGCAATTGCTACTACAGGTGATGTAGGAAACAAAGGTTCTAAAGGTATCTTCTACACAGTTAACGAAAGAGGTAACGTGTGGGGTGCAGGTTTCCCTGTATCTTTACCTGATTTTGATACCATTGTTTCTCGTTTAGATAAGCAAGGTGCAATTGAGGAGAACGTAATTTTCGTAGACAGAGCGTTTAGCTTTGGCATCGATGATATGTTAGCTACATTGAATGGTTACAATGGTTCAGGTGTTGCAAGTTCAGCATCATTTGGTCTATTCGAGAACGACATAAATATGGCGTTGAACTTAGGTTTCTCAGGATTCCGTAGAGGTTATGATTTCTACAAATCTGATTGGAAATACCTAAACGACCCAACTATGCGTGGTGGTCTTCCGACCTCTGCAGGTTCAGGTAAGGTAAGTGGTTTATTAGTTCCTGCTGGTTCTACAACTGTATACGACCAAATCTTAGGCAAAAACGCTAAGAGACCGTTCTTACACGTTAGATACCGTGCATCAGAAACTGAAAACAGACGCTACAAGACTTGGATTACAGGTTCTGCGGGTGGAGCTGAAACAAGTGACCTTGATGCAATGGAGGTAAACTTCTTGTCAGAAAGAGCAGTTTGTACATTAGGAGCTAATAACTTCTTCTTGTTCCAAAGCTAATACTATACTTAATTGGAGGTGTGTCTTTGAAGACACACTTCCTTTTTTTTAATTTTAATTATATCAAATGAAAAAACAAACAATCAGTGTAGATAAAGTCTACAAATTAACGAAGTCTGAAGCGCCACTATCTTTTATGATACCAACAAGGCACACAGCACAGTTCCCTTTATTGTATTTCGATGAAGAGACAAACACCAACAGGACATTACGCTACGCAAGAAATCAAAAGTCACCTTTTGAGGAGGAGCAGGATGGTAATGTTATCTTAGAACCAATTATCTTTGAGGATGGTTTCTTATCAGTTCCTCGCACAAACCCTATACTGCAACAGTTCTTGTATTACCACCCACTAAACGGAATAAAATTCGTTGAGGTTGATAACGAGAAGGATGCAGCCGTAGAGGTAGAAAGATTAAACCACGAGGTTGATGCGCTTATCGCTGCAAGGGAGATGAACATTGAACAGGTTGAGATGGTATCAAGGGTATTATTTAACAGAGACGTGACCAAGGTTACAACGGCTGAGTTAAAAAGAGATATCTTGGTATACGCTAAGAATAGCCCACATCAATTCTTGGATATCGTTAACGACCCAAGCTTAAAGCTTCAGTCAACGGTGACATTATTCTTTGATAAGGGGTTATTGACATTTAGAAAGAGCCAAAAAGAAGTTTGGTTTAACACTAATACCAATAAAACAAAATTATTGAACATTCCATTTGGAGAGGATGCATACTCAATTGTAGCATCATTCTTCCAATCAGATGATGGCTTAGAGAGCTATAAAATACTCGAAAAGTTATTGTAATATAAACATTAAATTTAGAACCTCTTATTTAGTTATAAGGGGTTCTTTTTTTTTATTATCTTTGTAGAAAGGTTTACAAATGATAAATTCAGTCAGAGCAACAGTATTATCTATATTAAATAAAAATAACTATGGGTATATTTCTCCATCAGATTTCAATTTGTTTGCGAAGCAAGCTCAGTTAGATATATTTATAGGATACTTCCCAAGGTATAATTACCAAATAAATAAAGAAAACTCAAGACTTCAAGGAACAGGTTACTCTGATATCAAGAAAGTTATGGAGGATATTGAGTTCTTCTCTATATCGGATGCATTAGTTCTTAATGCAAATAGTCCATTGGCGAGTAATTCATACTTTATGCCATCCACATCGACCACGGGTTCTGAGTACTATACAATTGGAAAGATGTTGATATACTCAACAAATAAAGTTAATGGAATAAGCACAGCTATCGATGTTAGTGATTTAGTATTAATTGATTCTTTAGGAGCATTTATAGCAAATGGTGTTGCGGCAGGTGATATAATAGCATTTATTAGGGGTGGTATAACTCAGTATGTAACAGTGGTAACGGTCAATAGCTCAATAGCTATAACTACGACGCAGAGTAATATAACAGCTACTCCTTGGGATTCTGTAGGTATTAGTTACAGCATATATTCACCATCGCTACAGGAGGCAGAGAAAGTTTCTTTAAATAAGATTACTATCTTGAATAACTCACTAATAGCAAAACCAACATTAACCTATCCTGCGTATGCAGAGGAGGAGTTTATAATGACACCTTACCCTGCAACAATTAACCATATAGGTCAAGTTCTTTGTCAGTACATTAGGTATCCAAAAGACCCTAAGTGGACATTCATTACATTGGTAAATGGAGAGCCTGCGTTTGACCAATCTCAACCTGACTATCAAGATTTTGAATTGCCACTTGAGGAAGAGCCTACATTGGTAAATAAAATATTACAACTTGCGGGTATGTCTATCAGAGAGATTGCTGCAGTTCAATTTGGACAGGCGCAAGAGCAAGCTAACGCACAACAACAACAATAATTATGGCATATATATCACAGTATCAATACTACGAAAATGGTGGAGCGTCTCCAATCGATGCCAATTGGGGGTCGTTTCAATACGTATCGCTATATGATATCGTTAATAATTTTATGCTTATCTACTCAGGCAATCATAACTTAGTTAATAACGAAGAGAGATTTAAGATTCTATTCCACGCAAAGAGAGCTATACAAGAGCTAAACTACGATGCCTTTAAAGAGATTAAGGTGTTAGAGTTGAGCGTTGATGACCAATTAAGGTATATCCTTCCAAGTGATTTTGTGAATTGGGTTAGGATATCAATTGAAAGAGAAGGGATACTACATCCACTAAGTGAAAATATTCAGACCAATTGGTCAAGGGCCTACTTACAGGACAATACAGGGACAATTTTATTTGATATTGATGGTAATGCACTATCTCCTGCATTCTCTGAATTAGATTATCAGAGAATATTTGGAATGGGTCTAAGTATCTACCTAAATGGTGGCTCACCATATAATGGAACTTTGGGATATAATTACAATGGAGATTGGTACTTTAGCAGAGGAATAGGCGCTCGTTTCGGATTAAATACTGAGACGGCTAACGCAAATGCAACATTTAGCATAAATAAAAAGGGTGGTGTAATAAACTTTAGCTCAGGCATACAGGGAGAATTGGTTGTACTTGAGTACATTTCTGATGGTATGGAGAATGGTAACGATGCAAGCGTAAGCGTAAATAAACTATTTGAAGAGTATGTGTACGCGGCCATAGAGTTTGCTATACTAAACTCAAAGGTTGGTGTTCAGGAGTACATCGTAAGTAGGTCAAGAAAAAGAAAAACAGCACTTTTAAGGAATGCTAAGATAAGAATAAGTAACATACACCCAGGTCGATTGCTAATGAATCTTAGAGGACAAGATAAGTGGTTAAAATAATATGGCAAAACTAACAAGGAATTTTACGTTAGGCAGGATGAATAAGGTCGTTGATGAACGACTTGTGCCTAATGGTGAGTATATCGATGCGCTGAATGTCAGAATGGGTTCTACGGAGCAGTCTGAGATTGGTGTTATAGAGAACTCGATGGGCAACATAGAGCTTACGTCTTTATCTTTTGAGGGTGCATCACTAAGCAGCAGTGCTAAGTGCATTGGAGCTTATGAGGATGGAGCTAATGAGACTATATATTGGTTTGTTACTGATGATGATTTTTTATCAGGGCCTATTAATAAAATTGATTTGATAGTATCGTATGATGTTAAGTTAGATATACTGACATATCATATTATAAGCATAAGGAATGGCGCAACTAATAACACCACCCTAAACTTTAACAAAAGCTATCTAGTTACAGGTGTAAATAAGATTGAGGACTTATTGTTTTGGACGGATGACTATAATCAGCCAAGACAGATAAATGTAAACAGAACCTACGGAAATCCAATTGCAGGAATTGATTCATTTTTAGAGGAGGCGATACTTGTTATAAAGCAACCACCTTTAGCTGCTCCTACAGTAGCACCGACACTAACACAAACTCAGGATAACTTTTTAGAGGAAAGATTTATATGCTTTGCGTATAGGTATAGATACGATGATAATCAGTACTCAGCAACATCTCAGTGGAGCAAGCCTGCGTTCTTGCCTAATGCATTTAATTATAATATATCAACTGCACTAAATAGTGGTATGGTAGGCACGACTAATATGGCTGTGGTTACATATGAATCAGGTGGGCCACTTGTGGTTGGAATAGATTTATTATTCAAGGAGATGAACTCTCCTATAATAAGGATTATTGAAAAAATTAATAAAGATACAAATGGATTGGCTGACAATACACCGTATACATTCCAATTCCAAAATAGCAAGATATTTACCATACTTCCCGATTCAGAGATACTAAGACTGTACGATAACGTGCCAAGGCTATCAAAGGCTCAGACTATGATGGGTAATAGAATTATGTATGGCAACTATATCGAGGGATATGATTTAGTTGATTTAGTTGGTACACCACTTAGATTGGAATATTTTTCAACTTTGTTTCAAACTGAGATAGGAGCTTCTGATATATCATATACCTTATCAAATGGTAACTATACATTTGGCGGAATCCAAACTATATCCAACTCTGTTGTA